GCGCCACTTCGAATCCGCCCTATTTCCCCCACCAACAGCCATGATAGCCCTCAAACATCAAGAAGGTCTACAGTTTTTGTCTGAGATAGCTGATAATTCTGTAGGTCTTGTGCTGACGGACCCGCCTTATATTACTTCACGAGATTCGGGAATGGATAAGTGGGTCGACCACGTTGCTGAACAAGATGCTTCTGGTTCTGCGCACGTTATGACGGAAAAGGACTGGAAGTCTTATAAGACGCAAGCAGAGTGGCAAGAATGGTTTGAGAATTCACAAGTCCCTCTCGATGTTCGCCCTTCTCGCTTAAAGAAAATGAAAGCTGATTTCCTTAAGTACGGTAGTATTTATGGCAAGAAGTATGCAGTCACAACAAAGTATGGCGACTGGGACAGCGACTTTAGTTTGGAACAATTAGAATTGTTTGTGCGACATTTTTATCGAGTGCTTAAGCCGGGAGGGACTTGCATTATATTTTTTGACTTGTGGAAGATTACCCCCCTCAAAGAAATACTAGAGAACGAAAAGTTTAAACAGATTAGATTCGTGGAGTGGATTAAAACAAATCCGCAACCGATTAACAGCAACGTAAACTATTTAACTAACTGTCGAGAGATTGCGTTGCTTGGAATTAAAAAATCAAAGCCCACTTTTAATAGTAAATATGACAAGGGCATTTATCATCACCCCTTGCAGGGTGGTAAGGATAGGTTTCATCCTACCCAAAAAAGTCTTCCCCTTTTTAAGGATCTTATTAACAAGCATTCGAATGAAGGGGATTTAGTGTTAGATTGTTTTGCAGGCTCTGCGACTACCGCAGTGGCTGCGATTCACACCAACCGCAGGTTTGTGGGGTGTGAAATGAACGAAGAATATTATAACAAATCAATGGAGAGAATCAATGGACAAACAAACACAACAAACAATGTTTAGCTCAAAGTCGAAGGAGTGGGCTACCCCACAACATTTTTTCGACACGCTGAACAAGCGCTTCGGGCCCTTTACTTTGGACCCCTGTGCTAATTCTTCAAACTATAAGGTAACTAAACATTATACCGAGAAGGACAACGGGCTTGATAAAGATTGGGGAGGAGAAGTTGTTTTTGTGAACCCTCCTTACGGTCGAGCCATCAAGGATTGGATTAAGAAAGCTTATGAAGAATCGTTGAAAGAAAACACCACTGTCGTGATGCTGATCCCGGCACGCACAGACACAAAGTATTGGCATGAATATGTAATGAAGGCCAATGACTTATTCTTTGTGAAGGGGCGCCTCAAGTTTGGAAACGGAGAGAACAGTGCGCCTTTTCCGTCGGCAGTCGTTATTTTTGATGGCACCAAGCGCTTCGCGTATACGGACTTCCCACGCGTGGGAGTGATGTAGTGAATCGAGCACAAAAGCGCGCGCTTAAACATAAGAAAGTTTCAGAAGAGGAGAGAAAACTCTCCGATAAAATTTTTCTATTCAATAAACTTCCAGACAAGTGCAACGTATGCGAAGACCCGTTTGACAAGACCGACAAACATATGGTACAATCATGGTCAGTAGTAATACGAAGCGAGACGGAAGCAGTCAGGCTCTTTTGTCCGATGTGTATTGAAAAAACTCAAACATTTCTTAAGGAGAATACGAATGAAGATTGAACGGTTATCACGAGGAGCCCTTACAAAGCTGCTTCGCGGGGACGTCTTAGAAGACGGGACGTGTGTGATTAAATTTTATTCTAATAATTGCCACCTCTGCCATGCGCTGCAGACCACTTACGAGGAGATTGCTAAGGAATATAAGGATATTCATTTCTTTGCCTTCAATGTGGGAGACAATCCGCGCATTCCCAAGACCTTAGAATTCAAGGGGGTACCCACCATCTCTATGCTTAAAATAAAGAAAGGTGCTAAGCCTACCCTTAAAAAAATGGCAGAGCCATCAAAACCAGATAAGAAAACGTGGTACACTGCCACAGACATTAAACAATTTATTGAAAAGGAGAAATAAGATGTCAAAAACTTTATACGAAGCTACAATCATGCAGCTAAAGGGGCGCGCCTTAGAGGCGTACGGCACCCTAGAAATGTTATTCAAAAATCCTGCCGCTGTCCCGGACCACACTGCGTGGGTTGATGAAATAGTCAAGCACACCCGGGCCCTAGCGGAGAATGAAAACGCGATGGTCACCTTACAGCAGTATTTTGGAAATCGATTTAACCCTCCAGCGCCTGAACAGGCGCCTCCGCCTGCTCCCCTACCAATAGAGAGCAGCACACCTCCTTCCGAGGAGCCGCAGAACGAAGAGAAATGAAAGATTCTTTATCGTATGATGACGTCCTTTTAGTTCCTCAGTATTCCACTATCAGATCCAGATCCGAAGTGGATATATCGGTTGACTTGGGGAAGGGGTTTAAATTAGAGATGCCCATTCTCTCTGCGCCGATGGACACCATTACCGAAGCGCCAATGGCGGTGGCAATGGCTAGCGTGGGAGCCGGCGCTGTCATTCATAGATATAATTCTATTGATGAGCAGGTCACCAAAATCAAAGCTGCTGTGGGCGTGACGTCTGCTATTACTCAACGGGCGCCCATTGGTGCAGCCGTGGGAGTCTATGGAGATTATATGGAACGCGCCACCGCTGCCCACGAGGCGGGGGCATCCTTTTTGTGCGTCGATGTGGCTCACGGTCATCATATCTTAATGAAGGAAGCCTTGATTACTCTTAAAGAAAAGTTTGGAGATACACTCCATCTCATGGCCGGTAATGTGGCTACCCTTCCCGGAGTCAATCATTTATCTGATTGGGGAGCAGATTCGGTCCGGTGCAACATCGGTGGAGGCTCTATTTGTTCCACGCGCATTCAAACAGGTCATGGTATACCGGGATTGCAAACTATTATGGATTGCGCCCAAACTGACCGAGACGTAAAAATTATTGCGGACGGTGGAATTAAAAACTCTGGGGACCTTGTGAAAGCGCTGGCAGCAGGAGCAGACGCCGTAATGTGCGGCTCCTTGTTGGCCGGCACTAATGAAACACCGGGTAAGGTTATAGAGGATAGCCAAGGCTTCCGCTGGAAGGTATACCGCGGTATGGCCAGCAAAGAGGCACAGATTGAATGGCGTGGTCGTTATGCATCTGATGAAGGTGTATCTTCACGGGTGCCCTACCGCGGAAGCGTCAAGAAGATCTTAGAGGACTTGGAGACAGGCATTAGGTCGGGCTTTTCATATAGCGGAGCGCGCGACTTAAGCGCTCTTCATACTCGGGCCCGTTTTATTCGACAGACCACGTCGGGCATTAAAGAAAGCGACACCCACATCACTACGAGGAAGTGGTGATGGATGAAATAGACTATGGTAAGCTAACCAAGCGCATTGTTTTCACAGAAAACGATCATCGACAAGCCAAGCTGCTTGTACGATGCAAATACGACAACCTCTCACAGTCCGACTTCTTCCGTCACATCGTGACGGGGTATATTAACGGCGATGAGCGTATTCAGAGCTATATTGACGAAGTCAAAAACGTCGGAAAAATTCGGCGTCAAAAATCTCAGATTTTGAAAAAAGTGGGAAAACAGCAGCTTGAGGACTTTGCGCTGAGCGTGGGAGAAGTAGAAAACATTTTTGATTTATTAGAAGAGGAGTTCCCAGAATTATGAAAGAAGGATTGATGACATGTGCTAAACACTGCGTAGAGACGGACACAGGCTGCCCCAATTTAAAGTGTCGTTTTTGGATAGATTATTCCGACGAACACAATTGCACGCTGGTCTCTATTTACACCAATGGTAGAATGACTTTGAGACAAGTTGGAGACCGGCTAGGAATTTCCTTTGCGAGAGTTAAACAAATTGAATCCCGCGCTCTGGAGAGACTCAAAAATAATCCCTTAGCCGCAAGTTTGTTTTTTTAAGGTATTTACTTAAAATTATTACTATTTACATTTGAGTTTACTATTTTAAGGAGATTTTTGTAATGGCTCGTAAAACTTTATTGACCGAGAG